GATCGCCCGACCCGCGAGTTTGGTGGGATCAAAAACGACCCGGCGTTGGAACCGTTCTTGAATGATGCCGATCACGATGGCAGATCGTTCAACACGGTCATGCGCGAGGCAACTATCTGGTCATCGGTTTATGGTCACTGCTGGTTGTTGCTCGACAAGCCAAGCATTGAGGCCGCAACCCGCGCCGAAGAACTGGCCGCAGACATTCGACCCTACCTTACGCTGATCACACCCGAGAACGTCTTTGATTGGCGTTATGAGCGTGTGCCGTCCGGCGCATACCGTTTGAGTTATCTGAAGGTACGCGAGATGGGTGACAAACGCCGGTTCCGCATCTGGACTCCCGAGAGCATTGAACTATGGGAAGCCGAAAGCGAGAAAGACCCGCTACTGGTTGAGCGTATGGATAACCCACTTGGGGCGATCCCTGCCGTGTGCGTATATGCGCAACGCTCATCTATTCGCGGCGTTGGGGTGTCGGACGTTGCTGATGTGGCTGACATACAGCGTGCGGTTTACAACGAGTTGTCAGAGATCGAGCAGTTGATCCGCATCGCCAACCATCCCTCGCTTGCCAAGACCGACAGCACGGAAGCAAGCGCAGGCGCAGGCAGTGTGATCCAGATGCCTGATGACCTTGACCCCGGCCTGACACCGTTCTTATTGCAACCCAACAGCGGCAACCTCGACGGCATCCGCGCAAGCATCGAGGACAAGATCAAAGCAGTGGATCGGGTCACGCACCTGGGCGCGGTGAGGGCAACGGAGAAGCAAGCCAAAAGCGGCATCGCCTTGCAAACCGAGTTCCAGATGCTCAACAGCAAACTGAGCGAAAAGGCTGATCTATTGGAACTGGCCGAGGAACAACTGTGGACACTGTGGTGTGCTTGGCAGGGCAGGGAGTGGGATGGGGTTATTGACTACGCCGACTCGTTTGATCTACGCGATTATCAGTCCGACCTTGAGTTCTTGCAGATGGCAAGGGCAAGCGGCCTGCAAAGCGGCACGTTCCAACGAGCGATAGATCGTCAGATCGCCGCCCTGGTGGTGGATGATGATGAACTGGCCCAGGCTTACGATGAGATAGCACAGCAACGCATAGTCGGTCAGTTCACCACGGAGTTGCCGGTTGCCTAGCCCCGCAGAGATTCGCCGCCTGCAAAGGGCGCATGAGCGGCTAATCGAAAGGCTTGATGCTGAACATGGGCGCAGGCTTGAGGGGGTGTTGGAAACCCTTGAGCATGAGATAGAGAAACTGGTAACGGCGGGTAAGATTACCCCAGCCCAGGCAATCGAAAAGCGGGTAACTATTGAGGCCGCAATCCGTGGAACGTTCCTTACCTGGGCGCACGATAGCGTTTCAGAGTACGACAACGTGGCAGGGGGGGTTGTTGCCATGATGCAGAAACTTGGCTCGATTGAGGGTTGGGTTGCTGCTGATGCCGCCACCGTCAATCAGTTAAAGCGCATCGCCTTTGCAGGCTACGAGGACATTGCCGCAAGGTTTGTGGATACCCTGGCGACCGGTCTTTACCAGAACACGTTGGCAGGGCGACCCGCTACCGATACGGTGCGCGAGATGCGTCAAGCAATCAATGGCGTGTTCGCCAAGAGCGACGATGCTGCTGCGATGGAACTGGTGGAGTTTGTCAAACAGTACCAAGATGACCCGAGCCGCGCCAACGAGGTGGCAGAGGCAGTGGAGCAGTTGCATACCATCCATGCGCGTGACCGGGTGGGCAATAACCTACGCCGCTATGCGTACCAACAGGTTCACGATGCGCTGATGCAGTTCAATGGCTCGTTCACCCAGGCCAAGGCGCAAGAGGCAGGGCTGACCCATTATGAGTATTACGGTTCTTTAGTGCGTGACTCGCGCCCCTGGTGCGTATCCCACGCAGGCAGGGTTATGAGCCAAGATGAAATCAGAAAGGCATGGGCTAACAGCAGTTGGCAAGGTAAATCATCTGGCGATCCTTTTGTGGTTCGCGGTGGCTATAACTGCCGCCATCACTTTATGCCAGTCGATCCAGACTGGTACGGTGACGCGGCGCAACCCGGTGGCTAAATATGGTAGACGAATCAACAGACACAAACGACACGCAGACCGAACCAAGTACAACCGAAAGCAAAAGCATCGAACCCGCTAAGGTATTTACCCAGGATGAGGTGGATGCAGTTGTCAAGAAGCGTCTGGAAAAGCGTAATCGAGAAGTTGAGCGCAAGTTTGATGGTGTAGACCCGGAGGAATATCGCGCAATGAAAGCCGCGCAAGATGCCGAAGAAATGGAACGGCAAAAGGAGCGTGGCGACTTTGAGAATGTGATGAAACAGACTGTCGAGAAGTGGGAAGTCAAAACTAATGCCCTTCAGGACGAACTGCGCCGGGTTAAGGTAGATGGCGCGCTGTTATCTGCCGCAAACCGGGGCAAGGCGATCAACGCCGAACAGGTGGCGAACCTGTTGCGATCCAACGTGCGCATGACAGAGGATGGGTCGGTTGAGGTTGTCGATAACGGTGGAACCGCCCGGTATGACGATCACGGCACACCACTGACCCCGGATGCCTTGGTAGACGAGTTTTTGTCAGGAAATCCGCACTTTGTTGCCGCAAACCCCGGTGGCACTGGTTCGCAATCGTCTGTCGGTGGCGGGTTGAGCAAGGAGAAGGATATTATGGAAATGAGCCATGAGGAATTCGGGGAATATCGAAAGACGGCGTACAAAAAGCCAGGGTATATCAAGATGGCTTGACATGGCCCTGAGAGGGCGTACAATCGCCACTACTGGGTTTTTATACAGTACCCCTAGACCGGGCTAGGTAAACCTCTCGGGGTCGTCAGACCGCGCTGACGTTAATCAACCGGGGTGGTTGGCACCGTGGCCGACCTTTGCAAACACGGGTCTTTTAACCGTTATTGCATTGGAGGCCGTTAATGGCAAGCACCACCACAACCACTCTCGACGATCTGTTTACCAGTATCGTTCGTGAAGCAATTTTCACCGCTCAAGAATCATCGCTTGTGCGTAATCTCGTCACCACCTACGACATTTCCGGTGATGACGGCAAAGCAATCCAAGTGCCCATCTATCCCGAAGTGTCTGCCGCCGCGCTGACAGAGGGATCGGATATGTCCTCGACTGCCGTTTCAACGTCGAGCGTCACCATCACTGCCGCTGAGGTTGGTGTGCAGGCTGTTCTCGCTGATCTCGCCGCTAAATCTTCTGCTCGTAATATCGCCGCTGATCTTGGTAGGGTCTTGGGCGAGGCAGTTGCCAAAAAGATGGACGAAGATTTGATCGCCCTGTTCGATGGTTTCTCAACTTCCTTGGGCGCGACTACCACCGAACTGACTGCCGCACATTTCTTCAATGCCGCCGCGCAGTTGGACAACGCGAACGCACCTGGCAAGAAATTCGCTGTTCTGCATCCGTATCAGGTTTACAACATGAAAGCGAGCCTGACCAATACCTTTGCGAACCCGAACGGTGGCGACCTACAGAACGAAGCCATGCGTAACGGCTACGTTGGAACCCTTGCAGGGATCGACATTTTTGAATCAGCCAACATTACTGTTGATGGTTCTGGCGATTCCAAGGGCGCAGTGTTCGTGCCTCAAGCGATTGGCCTTGCCGTCAAGTGGGATGTCAATATTGAGCCGCAGAGGGATGCGTCGATTCGTGGTTGGGAACTCAACGCCACTGCCTGTTATGGAGTGAGCGAGTTGAAGGACGCCTACGGAATCGAAATGTACTTCGACGCCGGTCTCTAATAATTCCTGACAAGGGGGGTGCGGGTAATACCGTGCCCCTCACCCTTGGGGGTTAAAGCATGGCGATGAGTGCTGACAGTGATCTGACGGCGTTACAGCCGGACATACTCACTTACGGTATTAGCGCGTTCACTACAGAACACGCAAAGGCTCAGGCTGACATTCAGCGTGAACTGCGTATCTACTGGTGGCCATTTAAGAACATCAGCGGCGAGATGAACACCACGCTGTTGACTGAATCTCAGTTTACCCGGTGCGCCGCTTACCGCGTCCTCGGTTGGTACGCACTGCCGCAACTCACCAAGTGGGAAGCGTCAGGCAATGAGGACAGGTATCAGCAGATGATGAAGTTCTACCGGGATGCGTACTCGGAAGAACTGGATCGCATCATCAAGGACGGCGTGGAGTATGACGCGGACGAAGATGGAACCGTGTCGTATAGCGAAAAGACCTCCTTGCATTTTGGGCGACAGGTGAGATGAAGGTAAACGTTACGCTCGACGATAAGAAAGTCCAGGCAATGCTTAAGGCTTTCCCGAAGCGTATCGAGAAGTCATCACGCAAAGCCTTAGCCAAGGCATCGGCGTTTGTGGAGTTCGTTGTTAAAAAACGAACGGCAAGAGGGCAGGGGTTTGATGGCGCGTTCCCTGGTTATGCTGCATCCACCAAGCGATCAAGGGGTAAGCGGGGGCGAAGCACTGGCAGGGTTGATCTGATGGATACCGGCCAGATGCTTTCATCAATGTTGTGGAAGGTTAAAAGCCCATCCCTCGGTTTAGTGTTCTTTTCAAACACTCTGGCCGCACGAAAAGCAATGTGGCACCACACCGGCGCAGGGCATCTGCCAGTACGCAAGTGGTTCGACGTAAACAGTCGTGAGGAGGTATTGGTTGGTAATCAGTTCCGCAACGAATTCATCAAGCAGATGGCTAGGGCATGAGCAAGCGTGAAAGCATCGCAAGCAACATTATCACTGTTCTGGATGCGATGTCATCGCCCGAACTTGCAAAGATTACACGCGATCCGTTCCAGGTCGACGATTTGTCAGACCAACAGTACCCGGCGGCGTGGATCGCAAGCAGCGAGGAAGTGCGCGCCGATACAACAATGGGCAGCACTACACGCGAAGGAACGATTGATTATGTCATCGTGGGTTACGTCAAAGGGTCAAGCATCGACACTTCTAGAAATGAACTTATCGAGGGAATCGAGGAAGCATTGGACGCTGACAGGACACGCGGTGGCTACGCTCTCAACACTGAAACTGTACTTATCGAAAGTGACGAGGGCGTTCTTTTTCCAATCGGAGCCGTGCGGGTCACTGTGCGAGTGACTTACGACTTCACGCAAGGAGCAACGTAATGAAACCAATACAGATGGAGTGCAAGGGGTCAATCGTCACGATTGTGTACCCCGAAAGAGTCAAAGAGTTGGAGGCTCGCGGCTGGACTGTCGTGGGTGCCAAAAAAGTGGTAGAGGCAAAGCCGAAGCCAATCGTAAACAAGCCTAGCGACGAGGAAAAATAGTTATGGCGAATCATCACGGAAAGGACGGCACTGTCAAGATTGGAGCGAACACTGTTGCCGAGATTAAATCATTCAGCCTGGACCAGACCTCAGATACGGTTGAGGACACTGCGATGGGCGACAGCATGAAGTCCTACAAAGTCGGCCAAGGCGATGCCTCTGGATCAATCACTTGTCATTTTGACGAATCCGACACAAGCGGACAGGGCGCAATGACGAATGGCGCGAGCGTGTCACTTGCCTTATATCCTGAGGGTGCGGATTCTGGCGACACCTATTACACGATGACTGCGCTTATCACGAGCGTGGGCATAAGTGTTGATATGGGTGGAATTGTGGAACGCTCGTTCGGGTTCCAAGTGACCGCAGGGGTGACCGAAACCACCGTCTAACAGGGGATAACAAATGTCAAATGGTGCTCAAGTTCTTGTCAACATCGAAAAGCATTGGCGATCTCAACTGGACAAGCAGATGGGGGAAGTGGTGGTGCCCGAATGGGATGTCACCATTTTCTTCAAGCCAATGAATCTGTCGCAACAAAACCGAATCTTCAAGTACGCGAATGAAGGATCGCTCGAATCACTGGTTGAAACGCTACTGATTCGTGCGCTTGATGCTGACGGAAAAAAGTTGTTTTCCAATTCCAATAAAAAGTTCTTTATGGAGAAGGCAAGCCCCTCATTAATTGCTGATGTGGTTTCCGCAATGAATGATGCTCCTGATACAACGATTGAGGATGCAAGAAAAAACTCCGAACCGGCGACCAAGAAATCCACCTGATATTTCGGGTTGCCGAACACCTTGGAATGACTGTCGGTGAGGTGTTTGAAAAGATGACTACGACCGAACTGACCTACTGGGCGGCGTGGTTTGAATACTGCGTCCAACAGCAAGAGATGAAACGCTAATGGCTACCGCTGACGCAACAATTAAAATTGTCGCAGAAGATAAAACCAAAAAAGCGTTTAAGTCGGTCAATGGGAATCTCAATAAAACGTCTGATGCTCTAAAGGGGCTCGCCAAAAGATTCATCTTTGCGGCGGGAGCGGCAGGGGTCGGTGGCTTCATTAAGTCCACCATTCACGCCGCTGACAAACTTGACAAACTCTCCACTCGTCTTGGTGTTAGCACTAAGGCATTATCCGAATACAGGCACGTTGCAGAAATTGGTGGCGTTACATTTGAAACGCTAACAATGGCTTGGCAACGCATGACTCGGCGCATTGCAGAGGCGGCTATAGGAATGGGCGAGGCCAAGGATGCGTTAAAGGAATTGGGTCTCAATGCCAAGGATTTGAACGAACTGCCTCTTGATGAGAAGTTCGAAATCGTTGCTGAGGCTCTTGCCGGTCTTGGCAGTGAGTCGGATCGTGTTCGCCTGGCAATGAAATTGTTTGACTCGGAAGGTGTTTCGCTGATTCAAACAATGGAAGGTGGCGCAGAAGGTATCAGGAAGGTTAGACAGCAGGCGCGTGATCTTGGTTTAACACTGGATAAAACCACTACCAAAGCGGCCGCGAAACTTGTAGACGAAATGGTTGGGGTAAAAGCGGCGTTGCAGGGAATTGCGAATAGCGCATTACCCGCTATCTTACCCCTGTTGACCAACTTTGCTGTCGTATTACAAGGTGGCATTAATGCTCTGAAAGATTGGGGGAAGGAACTTAAATTCCTCGCACTGGTGTTTGTCGAGTTATTCGTAATCAAAAAGATTACTCCCCTAATTCTCGCAATGAGTGGGGCAATGAAGGTTGCCACATTCTCGGCGCGAGCATTAGGGGTTTCGATGTTAGCCGCGTTCGGTGGTATCCCCGGTCTGATTGCAATC